CCTATGAAAAAACCTGTCCGCTTGGCTAAAGGTGCTGAAGTTAAAAAGGTAGGTTTGACCCCTGCACAGGTTTCTAAAAAATTTACTGATTTGAAAGAAGGTAGATTAACATCTTCACAAGTTATGAAATTTATACTAGGCAAATTAAGATAGAGAATAGCCATGAAGAAAAAAGGTTTATGGGCTAACATTCAGGCTAAAAGAAAACGGATAAAAGGGGGATCTGGCGAAAGAATGAGAAAACCTGGATCTAAAGGTGCTCCAACAGCTAAAAACTTAAGAGATGCGAGGAAAACAAGTGCCAAGAAAGTTTAAAAAAGTTCCTAAAACTAAAAAAGGTGTTCCTAAAGTATACTTGCAAGGTGCAAAAAATCCTAAAGCAAGAGAAGCAGAAATAAAACGAACTGCTAGCCTTTACAAAAAAGGTAAATTAACTCCTGCTATGATGGATAAAATAAGCAAACAGAGGAGTAAAAGTTAATGGCAGCAACACCCCCAAAGAAAAAAGGTAAATATTCTTCTATTCCTGGAGCAGGTAAGTTTTCTAAAAGTAAATTAGATTCAGTTTATAAAAGAGGTCTTGGTGCGTATTATTCTTCTGGGAGTAGACCAAAAACTTCTGCTCATGCGTGGGCGATGGGAAGAGTCAAAAGTTTCGTAACAGGAAAAGGTGGAGCTAGAAAAGCAGATGCTGACTTGTTGAAAGGTACAAAGAAAAAGAAAACAACATGAGCTATTTGCAAAGTAACATTCCTTATTTTAAGTGTTGGGTGCGAAAAGAGTACACCCATAACCATGAGAAATATCATGGTGAGTTTTTACACGCTATGGCTATCGCTGTTACAACTATTCCAAATAGGTGTTTAAGCTTTCAGGTGATATTCACAGGTAACGAAGCAGAAGGCGAAGAAGAAGACACTGTTCATGGCGGTGCAATGTGGGCTAGGATGCCTATTACAGCATTAGTTGCAGATATACCCGTTGAAGAGTGGGCAGAGCCTATGGAAACATATGACGCTCAGCCTTGGGATTGTGCTTCACATTATCATTCTGTTTATGTGATGGATAGAACAACCCCTTGTCCTTGGTTGGCAAAAATTAATGGAGAGTTTTTTCCTGCAAAGTATATGTTTACTGTAGATTATACTAACAGTGAAATCGCAGATGATCCTGCACAGCATAAACAATCACATGTTTTACAGTTACTTGACGCAGGAGTATGGACAGGTAATATTGTTGCGTTACCTAACAACAGGGTCAGAGTAACTCACCCTGCTTGGTTTGCGACAGGCGAAGGTGCTCCTGATTTTAGACCATCTCAACATATACACTATTCAAAGTCTGATTTAGACTATACACTAGACGTGAATAGGGTTTTTGATAATCTTTATAATCAGGAGGGCAACGATGAGTAAAAAGCTTGTTGGAAATCAAAAAAAGCTAGACCGTAATAAAAACGGCAAAATTGATAGTGGTGACTTTGAACTTATTAACAAGGAGAAGAACATGAAAAAGAACATGAAAAAGAAACCTAAGGGAATGAAAAATGGCGGTAAGGCTATGAAGCCTAAAGGCATGAAAAATGGCGGTAAGGCTATGAAGCCTAAAGGCATGAGAAACGGTGGCAAGACAATGAAGCCCAAAGGCATGAGAAATGGTGGAAAAATGATGAAACCTAAAGGCATGAAAATGGGTGGCAAAGTGATTAAAGGACCATATAGTTAATGGCAGTTTCAGGATCAGTCGATTTTGAACCAGATGTAGCAGAGTACGTTGAAGAAGCGTTTGAGCGTTGTGGTTTAATTGTATCTACAGGATATGATTTAAAAACAGCAAGACGTTCTTTAAATTTACTTTTTGCAGACTGGGCAAATCGTGGGCTAAATCGTTGGACTATCGAGCAGGTATCCTTACCTTTAGTTACCGATATTGCCGATTATCCTGCAGGAATTTTAACTATGACCGTAGGAGCTAGTGGCTCTTTTACGGTGGGTGAAACAATCACAGGTGGTACAAGTGGCGCGACTGCTTCTATAACTAGCGTCACATCATCTACTGTTATTGCTATAACCATACCTTCTGGAACTTTTGTTGCTACAGAAACAATTACAGGTAGTACGAGCGGTGCGACTACAACCGTTACGGCTGCTGTTGATTTTACTAATGTTAGAAGCACTATAGATATTTTGTCTGCAGTTATAAGACAAAATGCAGGTGCTTCAACTCAATCAGATATTTCTATAAGTAGAATAAGTCGTGACACTTTTATAAATATCCCGAGCAAACGAACAACTGCACGACCTTCACAATTTTATATAGATAGGCAAATCACACCTGTTGTAAAATTGTGGGGAACTCCTGATGCAACAACATACACGCTTGTTTTTGACAGGCTTGTAAGAATAGATGATGTAGATAACCCACAAAATACGGTAGATGTGCCGTTTAGGTTTTATCCATGTTTAGCAGCAGGATTAGCCTACTATATCAGTTTGAAAAAAGCACCGAATCGAGTGCAACTGTTAAAAGCAGTGTATGAGGAAGAATTTGAAAGAGCTGCTGCGGAAGACCGCGATCGAGCCAGTTTAACATTAACCCCTAGTAGAGATTATTATACGTTTATAAGATGAAATTTGCAAGTGGACAATACGCTTTAGCTTTATGTGACCGATGCGGTCAACAATATGATTATCTTTCATTGCGTGAAGAATGGAACGGTTTGAGAGTATGTCCTGAATGTTATGAAGAAAAGCACCCTCAATTAGAACCAAGTCCTGTTCCGTTTGAGCCAGAAGCTTTGTGGCATCCTCGTCCCGATAGAAAAGAACCTGTAGAAATACTTGTAGGTCAAAATACATTTCCTCTTTTTACCAAAACGTCGATACAAGGAATTAGCTCTGTAGGGAAAGTAGAGGTTACAACATGAGTTTTACCTATTCAACCTTAAAACAAGCTTTAAAAGATTATACTCAAAACGATGAAGTTTCTTTTGTTTCTAATCTGCCAATGTTTATCAGACTTGCAGAAGAGCGCATACTAAAATCAGTACAATTAAATCTTTTTCAAAAGAATGCTTCGGGGTCTATGACTGCAAGCAATAAATTTTTAAATTGTCCTGTAGATTTTTTAGCTCCTAATTCTGTATCAGTTACCAACAATAGTAATTTTGAGTTTTTAGACTTTAAAGAGTTAGAGTTTGTACAATCTTATAACCCTAACCCCTCAACCACAGGAACTCCTAAATATTACGCACAGTTTGATGTAGACAATTTTATAGTAGCTCCTACTCCTGATAGTAATTATGCTGTAGAAATAAGTTATTTTTATCGTCCTCTTAGTTTGACAGCAAGTTCGTTTACCTTGACTTTAACAAGCGTGGTAGGAACTTTTACAGCAAGCGATACAATAACAGGAGGCACAAGTGGAGAAACGACTGATGTTGTTTCCGTACCTTCCTCTACTTCACTTATTGTTACAATTCCTAGCGGTGATTTTACTGTTGGTGAAACCATTACAGGAAGTTCTAGCGGAGCAACAGGCACGTTATCAAGTATAGGGTCTGATTCTACCCTTTCTTGGATTAGTGAAAATGGTGAACTTGCTCTACTTTACGGAGGATTAATTGAGTGTTATACTTATATGAAAGGTGATCAAGAAACCATGAATATGTATAACTCTCGTTATGCGGAATCTCTTGCAAGACTTAAAAACTTAGGCGAAGCTAAAGAAGTGACAGATGAATACTTATCAGGATCTATAAGAAAGGCTAGGACATAATGTTCACAGAATCGTTAGGTATGTCTAATAACTTTTCTGTTACGGTTGAAACTACAGACAACAGGGGGTTTACTCCAGAGGAAACAGCCAAAAGATGTGTCGATAAAATAGTTGGCATATCTGACAATGCTCACCCTGCAATACGTGATCAAGCTCATGCTTATCGCAAACAAATGGAAACGATTATTGCGTTGTACATGAAACAAGCTATTAAAAGTGATAGAACTACTATATACAACGCATTAAAAGATTCTGGAAACCCGAAACTTGCAGAATATATAAGGAGAATGTAATGGCTTTCACGGGAAATTTTCTGTGTACCTCTTTTAAAACAGAACTTTTAAAAGGTGTTCACAACTTCACTGCTACGACAGGCAACACTTTTAATATCGCATTGTACGACAATAGTGCTTCATTTACAGCAGCGACAACAGGATACACTACTAGTAATGAAATTAGTGGAACCAATTATACGGCTAAAGGACAAGCTTTAAATCCTGTTACGCCTACAGCTAGTGGAACAACAGCATTAGTTGATTTTGCTGATGAGGTGTTTAGTAACGTAACAATCTCAGCGGTAAGAGGGGCGTTAATATTTAATGATACAGCAACAGGGGATCCTTCTGTAGCTGTATTAGATTTTGGAGCAGATAAAGCAGCAAGCTCTGGTGATTTTACCATAGTGTTTCCTACAGCAGATGCGAGTAATGCTATAATTAGGATAGCCTAATGTCTGACATTATCGTTGCACTTCATGGGTGGAATAGCGTCACCAGAGGATGGAACGAAGGCGCGTGGAACTCAGAAGTTGTACTTCCTGGAGCCACTGGTTCTGTAGGTGCAACTACAGTCATTGCTAACTCAAACCTTTCAGTCACTGGACTTGCAGGTACAGGTGCGGTTGATTCTGTCTCTATTACTGGGGATGCAAATGTTTCCGTTACAGGAGTCGCAGGAACTTCTGCACTAGGTAATACGTTTGAGACAAATGTAGGAGTAAGTGCAACAGGGAGTGTAGGTTCTTCTACAATTACTGGGGATGCAAATATATCTGTTACTGGCGTTGCAGGTACTACCTCTTTAGGTAATGTTTTTGAAACACAGATGGGTGTGTCAGGAACTTCTGCAATAGGCAATACGTTTGAGACAAACGTAGGGTTAAGTGCCACTGCTACGATTAACAGTGCTCAAATAGAGACTTTATCAGGTGTAACTATTGAAGCTACAGGGTTTGGTCTCACTGCTTCTTTAGGAAACATTAAACCGATCTGGAGTCAAGTTTCACCTAGTCAGACTCCCAATTTTAGTGCAGTATCACCAAGTCAGACCCCTTCTTGGATAGATATAGCAGCATAAGGAGATAAAATATGGCAAGTGTATATACAAATGATTTACGATTAGAAGAAATCGGGTCAGGTGAACAATCAGGAACGTGGGGGGATACAACTAACACGAACCTTGAATTAATTGCAGAAGGCTTTAGTTTTGGCACAGAAGCTATAACGACTAATGCAGATACACACACCTCTACTGTTGCGGATGGGGCTACAGACCCTGCTCGCTCTATGTATATTAAATATACAGGTACACTAGATTCTACATGTACGATTACAATAGCCCCAAATACTTTATCAAGAGTTCATTTTATTGAAAATGGTACAAGTGGTGATCAAGATATCGTTATAAGCCAAGGTTCTGGTGCAAATGTAACGATCCCTCCAGGAGATGTTAAGGCTGTTTACTTAGACGGTGCAGGATCAGGAGCTGCTGTTGTTGATGCTTTTGCCTCGTTGAATGTTGGTTCTTTTACATCTGAGGGTGCGTCTACAATAACAACTGCTGATAATTCAGACACTCTTACTTTAAAGTCAACAGATGCAGATGCAAGTGTTGGACCAAATTTAAATTTATATCGTAACTCTTCTAGTCCTGCTGATAATGACATAGCAGGTAGAATACAGTTTAATTCTCGTAATGATAATTCTCAAGATGTTACATACTCAGAATTGTATATTACGACTCCTGATGTGTCTGATGGTACTGAAGATGGTCAACTTCATATTGATACAATGGTTGCAGGTACTTCAAGAAGTCGTGTAAAGTTAACGCCTTCTGAAACAGTATTTAACGAAAACTCTATAGATTTAGACTTTCGTGTTGAGTCTAATGGCATCGAGAATATGTTATTTGTTGATGGTGATGAAGACAAAGTGTTTATAGGACACAATACTACTCACCAATATGACGCTTACGGTGCTGAAATAATTATGCAGATAGAAGCTGCTGGGACTGCGCCATACGCAGGAATTGGTATGATTCAAAACTCTAACGATTCTGATCCCGCCCCTTTAATATTTGGTAAAAGTAGAGGAAATTCTCTTGGTTCTACTACCATCGTACAAGATGGAGATTTATTAGGTAGAATAGAATTTCAAGGTATGGACGGTGGTGACCTTGAAACAGCCGCATCTATCTTTGGTGTGGTAGACGGTACTCCTGGAGCAAATGATATGCCAGGAAGACTGATTTTTAATACTACAGCCGATGGTGCTAATTCTGCAAGTGAAAGGATGAGGATAGATAACAGCGGTGGCGTTTCTATCGGTAGCGGTGCTAATGCCGTTGGCATACATTCTCTAGCTAAAGTTTTAGAAATATCTGGTGGAGATGGTGGCGACTTAATACTCGGAAACAGTGTTTCTACTAACATTGGGTCAGGTGCTCATATTGGAGCATTAGCTTTTAAAAATATTGATAATAGTCTAGGAGTTGCTCCAAATTATGCGGGAATAAGATGTGAA